GGATCCATTTCTTTTAGGTCTACCTGTAATTGTTGAGCAGCTACTGCTGATTTAATTACAGGGTTTTCTAGTTCAATGGGTGTAAGTTTTGAAATAATTGCTGTTGCTCTGTCTGCTCTTTCACCTGGCCCAGCAACATTATTAAAGTTTGCATCACCTGCGGCAATAATTTGTGCTATTTCCTTAGGATCATTTTTTTCTCTTGCTGTCTTTAATGCATTATCAACAACTGCAACAACTTTTTCAGCTGTGTTTGCATCTTTAAAATCAGCAATAGGTTTTGGTTTAACTTGAGCTGCATCAGTTCCGGTACTTGCACTACCGTCTTTTTGTGCTACTGGTTTTTCTTTGTTCTTATCTAAGTATGCTTGTCTCTCACCTGGCTTTTCGTATTCCTTACCTCTACCGCCAACAGCATTTGCCATTGCTTTAAGTGTGTTAGGTCCTGGGTCTCCATCTGGCTTAAGGCCTTTTGATGTTTGGAAGTCTCTTACTGCCTTTGCTGTGCCTGGACCAAACCAGCCATCAGCTTTTGCAGGAAATCCTAATTGGGTTAGGGCAGTCTGTATGGTTTTAAGCTCAGGACTGTTTAAAGCACCCTGCTTAACTTTCCGCCACATACTACCATCAGACTTAATTGCAATGATAGCCGCGTTGATCTTAGCTTCTAATTGAGCTTCGGTAAGGGGATATGTGAGTTCTCTTAATAGCATAACACACTTATTTAGTAGTTTTACGTGAAGTTGATTAGCAGAACGATGATGGTGGAAAGTAGGCCAGCAACAATAGTACCTGTTGCTCCTATCATTACTTTGATCATAGACTTGTTACCCTGTTGTATATCAAGGTGCACATGATGGAGTTTCTTCTCAACCGCAGTCAAACGATTTTCTAAGTTTTCATATCTCTGTTGACATAAGTCAACGTGTGCTTCTAAATTCTTTTTTTCTAAGGCAGTTGCCATATTATTTCTCTCTATTGCTCTGTTGTGCAAGGGTTCTTGTATGTGTACCTAAATGAGATGTTGTATAAGCCTTAGTGTAATTATTTATCATATAGTACCAGTCTAGTTATCAGATAGTTTAAAAATAATATTACAATCAGTCTTATGTTTTGTCCTAAATGCACTGTTGGTTATGTTTACTGTGTCTTGTAAGCCTGTAATAATAGGAACAAGATCGAAGTCTTCAATCAGCGTGTCTTTTGTAATAGCACCTTGTTGGTCATAGGTAAATTCAAATGTCCAATATCGTTGTTTGTCTTGGATGCTTGATCCGAATCCAAGATCACTTACATCACCTACAAATGTCTTACATTCAATAGGTGTTGGTTGTACACGAAGTCCAATTGTTTGTAAAACTGTAAGATGATTTGCTTGCTGTTCTCGAAGCAAACGAGCATCTTGTTTCCTTGCTTTAGATTCTGTAATATCGATCACTGTAGTTATAATAACACGCATGACTATATTTACAGTCGTAAAAAAAGGCCCACTGTAAAAGTGAGCCTTTAATTTTTTTAGTTAAAACTTATAGTCCTTCAATGTCTGTAACAATAGTTACAGTTATAGTTGAATTGTCTATAAGTGTACATACGCCTGCGGATGAAATACCAAAATCACTACTTGTGATGTCACCTGTTTCAAGTGCCATACCGATTTCTAAAGCTACTGTATCGATAGATATATCATGTCTATCTGTAACCATATATATTTCAGTACCATTAGCTTTGATTTGGAACAATCCTGTGAATGCTCCAATTACTTCGCCAATGTGCTGTGCAACTGCATCTGATCCGATGACTGCGTCATCACCTGAAGGAACAGCTAATACTACCTTCATCATCTGTAGTTCGCGTGTTGCGTTAATTGTACCACGTGCTATCGCTGCTGGATTAGTACGCTCAAAGTCTCTTGTTGGTGCTGCCATTGCTTATCTCCTATGGTTAGCTATTAAGCTGCACTAAATGTGTCTAAGTCACGGATAAGAACAACTTGTGCTGATAAATCAATACCGTCTACTGTTCCTAATGCTTGATGTCTACGTGTCAAAGATGCTGCATCTGAATGATGTCCATCGATGATTGCAAAGATTTTACCTGCTGTACCTGTTGATACATACATTAGTGGTGAAAACTCACGTACGATTGCTTCGATGCATCCGCCGATTCCGTCTTTTGCACTGATGTTTGCACCAGCATCGATTTCGATAGCTGTGATCTGTGATGTGCTGTAGTTTTCGCCGTGATCATAACCTGATCCTGAGCCTGCTACTGGGTTTACTCTTGTGAATGTTGCCATTTTATTTCTCCTGTTCTAAATAGCCACTCCGCTCCGGAGTGTTTCATGAAAAACGTTTATTCGCTTTCCTACTTTGTATTTAGTCTGTATGGAAAAATAACCTACTTTAAGGTCTTTTTGGCTCGATTTTGGATAGATCTAAACATACTAATGTATGCAGGGCCTGCTCTAACTATATCATCCAATGCTTTTACTGCTGGTCGCATAGCCCTTACCATATTACCTGGTATAGGTTTACCTTCTGCCATTAGTTGTAAAAAGCCTTTAACTAACATAATGTTTTCAGGTCCTACAAGATACCTATAGAATACATAATCTCTACTTGCGGCACTCATGTCTGGCATACTAATTGTAGGTTCGTTATCTTTTACCCAGTTGCTTTCTAGATCACGTTGACTTGCAAATTTTTCTAAGTCGTCTATTATATCACTGCTTCTTAGTTTAGCTCTAGTTGCATACAAAAGTTGTGTTACAATAACTCTCCTTTTGTCATTAGTCAGTTGGCTCCAATTAGTTACGTTGCGTCTAATTGTTTTATAGTCTGTGTTTGTTACGTTAAGTATGTTCTCTAGTCTTACAAATAACTGTGTAGCATTAGGTGTTGATCCACTGCTTACAGATCTTAGATATGCTTTCAACCCATCTAACGGGAGAGTCGTTGATCGCCTTGAACGCATTGCAGCTCCAGGATCTTTTAGTTTACCTAATGCACGTTCATCTCCGGTAACAAAATATATAAAGTTATACAAGTCTGTACTATTCATTTTGAAACGTTCGTACTTTACGTCAAGAGTTTTACGAGCATAATCACGTACAACATTTGTAGCATTTGGAAAGTTTTTTAATAGTTCTAGTATTAGTAGAGTAAGGTATAGTCTTTCACAACAGTCTGCATATGTCAAAACTTTTACGCTTTGATCATTACGTGTCATTCTTGCTTCTTCAAGTTGCTGTAAAAAATCTAATTGCATATTACATATACTTCTTCATAAACACCTGTGACATTTTGTCCGGATGTACATCTAAGAAATCATGTAGGTTATTACTCATTTGTATGTCTTTTGTAAAACGCAATTTCATTTGCGGTTTCATACCTTCTGCTGTAAGAAGTCTACGTAGATTAACTGCTTGTCGTGGACTTACAGGTAGTTCTTTACCATCGTCAGTCTTTACTGATGAAATTGGATTGTCACCTGTACGTGTGTCAAGTATTTGTCCTAATTGGTCAAATATTGGATCGTTCGTAAACCCCTTACCAATATCCTTTTCATCATTATCTAGCTCATCACCGTGTCCTCTAAGACCCAAGTCATCTAGTGTTCCTTCTTTAACAATATCTTTCATTTTCATTTGTTCTCTCCTAACGTTTGATTGATCTGTTTGCTTTAGTAAAGTATCCTCTAGATACTAATTTAATATCACCCTTAGGGTGTGTCATCACATAACCTTCGCCGCCATCGCCGTGTGCTGAGTTATCAACAGGTCCGTGGTCTCCGATGTGTGCTTTTACATCTGCATCATGTGCGTCAAATTGGTTTATAATTTTGTCTTTTAATTGCATAATACCTGCTACTGTACTCCACATTGCGTTGTATCCTACACTCTGTTGTCCTACGTATTCAGCAATACGTTGTTGCTTTACTCCGCTAATCTTACTAGTCTTAAGCCAGTTCATAAATCCTTTTGCATAATCTGTTACACCTGAGTCAACAGTACTGTTGAGATATGTATAAAATATTTTAGGTAGGTCTGTCATTTTTAATTGTGAAAGTTCTGCTTTGTTTAGTAACGCATCAATTGCCTGTGCATCTTTTGCTACAGTTGCTTTTAATGTGTTAATATCGTTATCGTCAATAGTTGCAGCCTTAGAAACTGTTACGCTAGGAAAGATAAAAACTTCAGTGCCAAGCATTGCTAAGTTTTGTGGAACTGGAGATTGATTGCCTTCTTCGTCTAACAATCTGTGTACCACAACACCAGTCTTTGATTGTGCTATACGTTTGCCTATGTCACTTTCTGTAGCAACTTCGTATGTAACAATATTAGGTGTAAAGATATACTTGTTGTTTCTAATTTCAGGTGTGTTATAATATAACAAGTCGCCCATTAAGTAACCTCTAAAGTCTTTAGGTGTTGCTTTTTCGTACTCGTCAAAAATATCATTCATGTTGTTCGCAAATTCTATACGATCTGGTTTGTCTTTGTTTGCTCCGCCACTACGGTTAAGTAGGTTGTTCGCAAGTTCTTTTCCGCTTTTAGCACGTTCAACTCCGCCTTTTTTAACAAAGCCGGATTTGTCTGTAAGTACAAACTCTCCATTTTCATTGCGGCCAAAAACGATAGCAGGAGATCCGTCCCATTTGATAGTGACATCTGTGTGTCCTCCTTGCTCAAGTCTCTTTAATGATTCTATAGCACGTATGGCTCCTTGAGCACCTTCATCAAATATAATATCTTCAGCATGATCAATACGAGCACCTTCTGTCAACATAGATTTTGTATTATTTACAAATTCGTAAAACCTCATCTGTTAAATGCTCCAGAGATCATTACACTATTGTTTAACAACGAACCAGTTAGTTCTTTAATACGTGCAAGCTGTTTGTCTTCTAGTGTTTGCACTGCTTCAGGAAGTTTCTTACCTGCTTTTTCTAGTTGGTATTCAAACTGTGATATAAGTTCATCATAGTTAGGATCATTTCTAAGAAACTTAATCATACTTTCAACAGTATGAGTATCTTCTTCAGTTGCACCTTGGCCTAATAATAGTGTAGCAATCTTATCCCATGTGTCTGCAATAACTGCATCGCCTTTATTAGGATCAAGTAGTCCAAACTTAGGACTCATTTTATATCCTCTACCTCGTGCAATACTTGCTAGTAACATTGCCCGCAATGCTCCGCCGTATTCTTCTGTGCCGCCACGCTTGGCTCCACGTTGAAAGTCTGGATTGGCTGTAAACATAAAGTCTGTTTGTACAAATCCTTTTTGATCTGTTCCATCAATAGGAGTGCGGAAGTGAACTTGGTCGCCAGCATCGTGAATCCAGCCATCTTGTTTTTTTCGACCTACATTCATAATTTGGTCTTCTGGAACACCTTGACTTTTTAGCCAGGCACTCAGTTTAGTCTTCAGCTCTTCTTTGCTTACTTTGTTTGCATCTGTGTTTAGGTCTAAGTCGCCTGAGCTATTCTTTTCAAATGCTCCGTCTGGGTCTTTCTTCTTACCGGTTGTACCTAGCCAATCTTCTTCATCGAAAGTTAATCCTGTAATCTTTTCAATAAATTGTATAGTAGGATGAACATCCGGAGTTGCGATACGCTGAGTCATCATTTCCTTTTCAGGCTCAGTCTTAAATACGTTACCACCTTCGTTAAGAATCATTTTTCTTCCTGCCTTCAATAATTTTTTCAACGCCCCGTTTAAACTTGCGTGGGTCTCCGCTTTTTATACTGTTAAGAAAACGTCTCTCTAATTCATTTGCTGTAGTTGCATCGTAATTTTTATTTATTGTGTTAATTAGATTAATAGAACTGTTAATAATATTATTAGCAGTGGTCTCTATTAAACGATCTTGATTTTTATTAAAGCCAAGATTGTTAAGTTCATCTAATATACTGCGTGTTTGTTTTTTCATCACATTTTCCTATACAATGTATTTACCGTTAATAAAATAAATATTACTACATAACGGAGAGCAACAATGGGCATACAACAATTAACATTCAATGAACGATCCCTACTATTTGCAAAATTAGCTTCTATTGCTTATAATAACACAAAAGAAGCCAAGAGTCAAGCAAAACGGTTAGGCTTTACAACAACAGAGTTTTATAACAAAGAAGGGGCACAAGCATATCGTTTCATGAACAAGGAAGATCTGGTAATAGCTTGTAGAGGTACGGAACCTACAGAGTTTAATGATATTAGTGCAGACTTAAAAGCACTACCAGTAATGGCAGAAACTATTAGTAGAGTGCATCAAGGGTTCAAAGATGAAGTAGACGAACTATGGCCAGATATATGCGAAGACA